TTTACCATATCTATCTCTAAATGATTTCTTTGGTAAGTCATCAGCAACTTTGTGTACCATTTTTATTTGTTTTTTAGTTAAGTCAGCTTCTTCTTTTTTCACAACTAACTTACCTAATTGTTTTGTTAAATCTACAATAGAGTCCATTGTACTATTAACTTTGTGTGATTTTGTATAACCATCGTGGTCGGCATTTTCGTCTGAAACAAATTCAAGTTCCATCATAATTTCATCTAAAATTTCTCCGACCTTTTCATCTTCCTGTGCGTCTTTAACATTACTAATCATCATATCAAACTCGGACATATTTGATAATACATCTAATACTTCAGGTCTAAAACCTTTTGAAGAGTTTGAATTACCTGAACCAGCACTACCTTCGGTTTCATCTGTATCTACCATTTGTTTATAGACTTCCATTGCGTTTAAAAAGTCTGCTTGAAAAGTAGATATATCATTTTCATAAGTTTCACCATCAGCAGTATCCATCATCAAATCTTGTATCTCATCAGCCTTTTTTGCAAACTCTAAACATTTGACAGGTTTACCTGTTAACTTAGCTTTTATATCTTGTATCTGTGCTTGTAATTCGTTTTTCTCGTCATCATCAGCAACACCAGCAGAAACAACTTCTAACTCGTCTGCTAGTTCAGACATTCCATTTTCTCTTGCATAATCAATAGCGTCCATAAGGGAATCTTCGTTGTCGTAATCAAAGTCATCAAGGGCTTTTGCTAATTCACTTTTTTGTGCTGGATTAACTTCTTTAGAAGTGTCGTCTGTATCTTTTTTAGGTGCTTCTGGTTTTTTAGGAGCAGGTGTATCTGATTTAGGTTCATCACTTTTACCTACTGCAACTAAACTATCACCTGAAGTTTTATGAGTTACCTTACCATCTTTACCATAACGACCAAACCTCATATAGTCTAGTCCCATAGCTTTTGCTTTATCAGAAGCAGCCGATTCCGTCATTTCACCTTCTTGCTTAAATGTGTCAGGTTTACCTAGTTTTTTAATTTTCTTTGAACGCTCTTTTTGTTCTTTCTCTTGCTTCTCTCGTTCCATTTTTTTCTTTAAATGTTTGTAAGCAATACCAATCTGTAATAATGGTTCTCCTGTTTCAGGATTAACCATCTTATCTTGCGCTGACCTACTTCTTTGTGCTTGTTTCGTAGCGTCTAGTTGTGCTTTTTGTTTAAGAGCAACATTTTGTTCTCTACTTTTTTCTAATTCTTTTTTAAGTTTTTCTACTTCTGAAGATTGGTCTTCTTCGTGCATACTACCGAATATTCTTTTATATGGATCTCTTGCATATAAGTGACCGCCGTGTGTATCAAATCTACTTTTTAATTTATTCATAAAATCTTTATCGGTTACATTACCTCTAACACCTTTTGCAGGTGCATTTACACCAGCAGGTTTAAATAAATCACCTGTTTGTTTGTCTATGAAAGCGTGTATACTTCTCTTCTGTCCGTTTTCTGTATCGTGTATCTTAATATATTTAGGACCTACCGACTTCATATAATCTCTTTTTTGTTTAGTGTATAATGCTTTGAAACTAGGATGATTTTTAATCTTGTCTTGTCCTATTTTAATATAGTCATCAACACCTTTCATCACATTAGCGTTTTCTTCTAAATTTTCTTCTTTAGTAATAACTCTTACATCATCACCAAACTTTGCTATCACTTGTTTGTGTATGTTCTCTACATCTTTAGCACTATCAACTCTTACTTCTGAACCTGAAGCTGATAGTTCTCCACTACCGACTTTACCCTTAAACATATTAGCAACTTGTTTTGCTTGTGATGAGTTCTTACACATATATTCAATGTATTCTGCATATTCTTTTAATTCGTTTTCTTCTCTAATTCTTACATAAAATCTATTGTTAAATGGTGATTGATAACCGTCTGCTTTAGCACCTTTGTTTGATTGCATATAAGCACTAGCGGCATTTCTTGCCATTGTCATATTAGGATAAACCTTATCTAAAACTTTTGTACCATTTCTTAATTTCATAGTCTCTTCTTTAGTAGGTTTCATACCTTGTTTTTTTAATCTGTCTATGTCTGCTTCTGACGGAGCGTTCTCATTAGTTTCTGTATTATTATCTTTATAGTCGTCTGTCTTTTTCTTTTGAATACCTTTAGCGCCGTGGTCACTAGTATGTGTTTCTGTAATCTCTTCCCAAGATTTATTTTCAAAAGCAGATAACTTAACTCCTTTAGGTACTTGAATACCTTTCTGTATCATACGACTAGCAGCCATCGCTGATAGAAAAGGAATGTCTGCTTTGTAAAGTTTAGGTAGTTGTGAATTTGTAATTTTATCAAAGATGTTTCTTAATTGATTAGCTCTTGCAAGTGAAATTCTTGCACCTTTAAGTCCTGAATATTCTTTTTTAAGTTTCTGTATTTGTGCGTCTGTAAACTCCCACAACATACTTTCAGGTAAGTCTTCCTCACCTAGTATTGACTTAACCGTAGACAACGGAAGTTTCATCTTCTTTGCTATCTCTTCAGGTGATGAACCACCTGCGAACATAGTGGCAATTGTTTTCATCTTACCTTCGTCTAGCTGTATATCGTTTGCCCAGACTTCAGCGATTGCTTCTGCCATTGTCTTTTTGTATCTTGTCATTTTTTTTCCTCGTATTCTTTAATGTCTATTATTAATCTACCTTCACCTTTGTGTAATCTATGATACACCATTTTAGGTATATAATACTCACTACCTACTTTTAACTCTTCAGGCAACTGATTATCCATTTGAAGTTTCCAATTAACACCAGAGACAATCTTAATCTTTCTATCTAACTTGTCTCTATGCCAAATTAGTTCTTTGTCTTCAATGTCATTATTGAAAACTCTCTGGTGTATACCATTTGTTTTAAAATCAGTATACGGTTTACCAAAAGAAGTTTCCACCATTGCCAAGTCCTAAACTCTTTGCATATCTAGGCAAATTACAAGCCCAATATGACGCCTTTGTTTTATCCTTTTGACTAGCACATCTATGTCTAGCTGCAAAGGACTTTCTAGCTTTGGGGTCGTTTAGTTTCACTTTCAATCCTGTTGTATCTCCCCAAGTCACCTTCTTAATCTTATCGCCGTCTTTGACGAATACATAAAACTTTTTAGGTCCACCTCTTTTAGGTTTGTTCAAAGGAGGATTCTTTTCCTCTTCTGCAATCGGTATATCTAAAGGCACATTTTGCTCTTCGTATATACCAAACTCACCTATATCAGTTGATAGTAATTCTCTATCCCAAGCACTATCTACTTCTAATAGACCTTCATTATACATATCTCTTGCCTCTCTAAACAAGGCATAAAATTCTTCACTATGAATACGATAGATATTATTTGCTAGAGGTATGTTATTCTCTATGTGATAATGCAACGACTTTGTTATCTTTTGTGCGTAATCACTAAATCTTAGCATACTCTTTAAACGATTGTACTTTTAACCGTTCCTCCATCTTTTTCACAGCCTCATCAATCTCTTTTTGATACTCTTCTCCGTATCGTTTCTTATATTTATCAATAGTCTCACTTGAAGCGGCCCACTCTTTTATATCATTTGTGGTAATCTTCTCTGGTGCTTGTTCAGCACGCTTCTTACTATCTACTGGTTTCTCACTTGGCGTCTCTCCAGGTGTTATTTCTTTAGTATGATTAGCATAATCAGCACCTATTTCATACGCTTCTTTACCATACATCTTATCAAATTTTTTAGTATGTTTAGATGGTTTAGTCTTTGCGTCTTTATCTCCTGGCGCAGCTTTGTAATCACTATCTTTATCACTCTTTTTATACTTTTGTTTAGAAAAGAAATCTGCTCTTTTATCTTTGTCTTTCTTCTTCAAATCTTTATAATATTTTTTAGGTTGTGTACCTTTTTTATCTTTTACATCTTTATCTTCTGGTCCTTTTTTACCATACGCTTCTTTTAGTTTCATATCTAGCTCTTTCTCGGACATAGCCTCAAAGCCAAAGTCTACATTTAAATCGTGTTCGTGTATTCTAACTTCATCTATATTTGGTGTAGGAACACAATCCCATATCCAACATTTGTGTAAGTTAGAATTGTTATCTTCTAATACAATGTAATTAGTTCCTCTTCTTACTACTTTACCAGAAACATCTTGTCTTTGGTCTTCTACTATATCGTCTTGTTTAAATAATTGTTCTCTTATGTAAAGGTCTCTTACCTGCCATTGAGTAAAGTTTTCAATAGAAGATATAGGTTTCATAGTACCTAATCCGTGAGATTGCATATTCGCCGCTATGTTCATACCTTTTCTAACTAGACCAAACAACTTCTGTTTATCTCTAAATGAAGTTGGTAAACCTCTTTGAAAAGATTTAAAATCATCTTTTGCGGCTGCGTCTCTCATCTTACTTGCTGACATACCTGTTGCACCTTCAGCGTCTGGATCTCTTTCACCAGCACTTACAACATTAATTTTGTCAAACTCGTAATCAGTACCTCTTGCCTTTACGCCGTTATATCTGTTTAATAGAGTTTCAAACTCTCTTACTCGGTCGCTTCCTACGACCATTGTTATTTCATTTGCTTTACCATTTAATTTGTTGATAACTTCTATCGCTGTTCTAGCGCCAGGTATTTGTTTTATCTTACTAGCATATCTAGGAAACATTGACTTCATAACTGAAATTTTATCAGCAAGTTTTAATGGATTCTTTTTACTATCAAAAGAACCACTAGGTACTATAATAAAATCATTTGCACCTACACTCGCAACTTTATTAATAAGTTTTTCGTGTCCTATTGTTGGTGGATTAAATCTACCAAAGGTAAATGCAATATGTTTTTTAGGTGTACCTGTTGCTTCTTTTAAACTATCTATTTCTCTATCTGTTATATTACCATCATCTAAAATATCTTTACACTTCTTATAGAATTTTAAGTAATGGTATTTCTCTAACATTTTATAGATAACATTTTTAGGAAGTTTGTGTTTCTTACCAAACTCTCTAATTTCTTCTGGCGACATATCACTTTGAAATGCAGCTTGTCTGTCTTGTATAACTTGGTCGCCTGTATCAATGATAGATTGTATACTATCTTCAATCTCATCTAATTTATTTCTTATCATAGATTGTAGATTGTCAACATCATCATTTGATAAATCTCTTAATTCTTTGTAATCAATTATATCTCTTACCAGTTCTCCTTTGACAACATCTAACTCCATAACTTTTTTACCAAAGTCGTCCATATATTTTTCTTTGTCAAACTCTTCTTTCTCTGGTCTTCTAATAAACTTATTATTCTCTACATCAAATACGCCATCTGCCATACTATCATTTTTCTCTTTGACAGCAGGGTCAACTATTACAAAATAGTTGATTGGGTGTTTTGTACCTGGTATTAATTTACCATTTACATCTTTTAAATTTTTTCTTAATGCTTCTAACGCAGCTTCTCTTTCACTTTCAGGTATATCAAATAATATATTAATATCTAAATCTGCGTCATCACGGTATCTCTTTGTTAAGATAGAACCTATTAATGAATACTTTTTGATTGGGTGATATTCTGCAAATTGTTTTAGTTGAGCGTCTATCATATCTCTAACAACTTGTTTTAGTTTAGGATTGTTTGTATCTGCATTATCAAACACTCCTGGTGCATATCTTTTTCTAGGAATATCTATTATTGATTCCTTGACATCATCAACTATCTTCTTTTTCTTTTTAAGAAGTTCTTTTACATAGTTTCTGTAATATGCGTTTTGAAAATTATCTGGCATTTTGTTTCTTTAATCGTAGTTCGTTTTCTATCCACTTTTTTGCTACATAATTTTGTACAGGAACACTAATTAATCTCCTTACTTGTTTATATACTTTTAATAGTTCATCTTCTTTTGCGTCATTGTTATCAACGACTATCATATTTCTCATACCAAACATATTTTGAAATCTACCGATATTATTTTGTACGGTTTGCCAACTCTTTCTAGTAATATCTTCTGGCACGCTTCTAGTTCTAATTCTATTTCTTTGTAATGCAACTTCTAAACTAGTGTTTACAAATATCATATAAGTGTCATAACCTAACATCTGTAGCATACTTCTTTGTTTATTAATTACATTATAATCTCTACCTGTTGCGTCTATAACTAAACCTAGTCTACCTCTAATGTATCTGTCCATCTGGTCGCCTGTAATCTGTTTTGCTCTTTGTCTCAATGGGTCTCTAGCACTTGCTTCACTATCAGGCATTTTTAATGATAGACCTGCTTTTTGTAAATATCTTTCAAATCTTATATCGGAGTTAACCATCTTTAAACCCATACCACCAGTTGCTCTGTTGGTTACATAAGTCTTACCAGAACCAGGACCACCTGCAAGAAAAAATGCTTTAAATATTCCTGGGTCGTAAACACCTTCTTGTATTATCTGTTTAAATTGTTTCATTTTTTATATTTACTTCTTATCTGCCAACCATAGAAACTTAATTTACTTTTTAGTTTCATATAAAATCTAGTTAAGTCTTCTTTTATCGGCATAAAATATGTTGTGTTTCTTTGTCTATTATTTTTTTTCATACTTTATATAGAGTATACTTTAATGTTAACTCTTCTCCTTTTTTAATATCTTTTAATGTTTGTAAATAGTATTTACCATCTACTTCTATCTTTTGACAATTAGGTGTATCACTATGATTTAAAAAACCACCTAAAGGTGTTCTATAAATTTCTCTACCTAGACTTAAATGTGATATTCCTAGGTCTGTCATCTTATCAATATTTTCTACTGCGAATATACCAAAACCTTCTATTGGTGATAGTTTAATAGTTAAGTTATCTGGTAAAGGTCTATATTTCATTTTGTATTTCCTTTATAATATCTCTCGCAATATCACCAGGTTCTTTTCCTTGTGCTTTGATACTAATAAAACCTGGTTTTGTTTTGAAGTAATCAATCGCTGGACCTGTTTCTTTTTTGTACAAAGCAATTCTATCAGATATAATATCTGGTTTATCATCAGCTCTTCCTCTCTTTGTCAACCTTTTAATTACTTCTTCTTTATCTACATCTAAAAATACAACAACATCATAACCTATACCAAACTTTTCCATATCTCTTACTTGTTGCATATATCTAGGATATCCATCTAATACATATCCTTTTGTTGCACTTGCAACTTCTTTTCTAATTAGTTTTAAAACTATATCGTTAGGTGCAAACTTACCTTGGTCTAATAAATTCTTAATCTTCTGACCATCAGGACCACCTTTGTCAATTTCTTTTCTCAATAAACCACCTGGGTATATATGTTTAATACCAAAGTGTCTAATGATATATTCAGAATAGGTTGACTTACCTGAACCAGGCCCACCCATAATAACAACACGAACCATCTTCGCCTCTTTTAAAAAATTGACAAATGTTTGAACCATTTATTATCCTATCAAATACATTATTAAGATACCTATTGCCAGTCCTTCTAACCACGCTAGATAAACTGACTTAACAGGATTAGTCTTAATGAAATTAAATTTCCATTCCATAACTTCTCTAAAAAATTTTCTCATTATCCTTTTACCCAATCTTTAGCGATAGTAAAGTTTGCTCTACTAAACTCTAACCTATCTACTAATTTGACTACATTTCCTATCTTATCTGTCGCAACAAATCCTTCAGGTGCGGTAACTCTATAACCACTATCGGTTCTAATAAAGTGACCAACACTTTGTATCTGTGCTAACTTTTGCAATATTGTAGTCTTTGCTGTTTGCAAAGTCATATAAGTTGCTATAGCAAAATATAGTGCTTGTTTATTTCTATCAATAAATTTTAAATTGTTATCTCTTGCAACAATATATTTTTCTTTACCTCTAGCAGTTTTTTTACCATCTATTTCTGCTTGTATAAAGTTTTCATAATAATCTCTAAATCTATCTTGTAGTGTTCTAACACTACCCATACCACCTTTACTATCTCTAATAACAGAATTAAAAAATGACTTTAATCTAAAACCAACTGACAACTGGTCATTACTATCAAATAGATTTAATAAAGGTCCTGCCTTCTGTAAACTACCTTCTGCCATCCTTAATTGTGCATTA